CCAGAAATTTTTTTGCGAATATTTCATTTTTGGCATCGTCCCCCCTTTTCCCCTGTCAAAATGTCATATATGGGGGGGATACGGGAGGGAGCCCCCTGTCAATATGTCAATACCCCCATATGGCCCCCAGGTGGTATGCCAAACTAGGGTAGCCGGTCAAATTGTCATATTTAATAATTGTTAAATGGGGGACCCCCTTGATTATGTAAAAAGAATTTATTATATTAATACTATGGAACAGTTCACAACATTTGTATATATAATTGGTGCGGTTATTCTTGCTTTAGCTATAGGTAATATCTTTAGTTCAAACGATGATGATTATAACCACTACGATAATTAATTAACCTATGGCTTTCTTTGTATATACCATATTGTTTTTTGCCACATTCTACTTGGGGGTCCTTGCTGTATCAACATTCATCTTGGACCACTTTCCAACATCAAGGGTATCTGATTGGATAAGGAAATATATTATTAATGATTAGATATCAAACCATTCATCAATTATATCACCTTCATTTTCATCCCTATCTGTTTCATCCCAATCCCAAGGATCAATCTCATCTTCATTCTTTAATGTCATTAAGTAAGTACCATCAAGACTACCTGAAAGATATGTTTCAATTTCCCCAGTATGTGTTTTCTCAACATATACCCTTTCTTTTGTAACCCAGTTAACTTCTTCTTCTTCAAGTTGGGGTCTATCATCATATGGACCACCTTCCGGATTGTTTTCCAATAGGTAATATAGATATTCAAGATCCAGTCTACCAATGTTTACCCCAACTGGGGATCCAATCTTTATCCTAATAGGGTCGTCATACATTATCGCCTGATAAAAATCATCCATATCAGCGAATCTATTTTTGACAATCTTATCAAAGTATTTCATATACTTATTAAGTTGTTCATCACTTAGTCTTTCAAATTTTGATCCCATTGTTAATTAATTTTATTATAAATATTTGTGTATGTCAAAAATTATTTGTACCTTTGTATTGTCAGTGGTTAATACCGAGATAGGTTCAGTCCGGCCATTTGGATTGCAGAGGGTAGACTCCAACCTACTTTATATAAATAAAGAATCTCCCCACCGTTTGGTAGGAAGTGTGAATGTTTTTTGTTTGATTTCATCTTAATCTTTACGGTTCACCTGGAATCCTGATTAACTAATTCCCTACTGTGGGGAAAATGATTTCACTAAATAAATATCCCCATTGTTTGGAAAAGTCAATAGTTTGTTGTATCTTTACTTTATTAAATTATTTATTATGGAACAACAACTTATTGGATTTATTATTGGGATGATTGGATTTTGTGTATTAGTACTTAGCTTTTTATTTTCGTCAATTGAGAATGAGAATGATCCCTTATAAGATGATCAATCTTATGGAAGTCACCAGGACCACTTACTTTCCCCTGTTTGTATAGGTATTCAATTACATCATCCATTTGACATTGAGTCATAATGTGTATTCGTTGTTTGAACTTCTTTACCTTTCCTTGAAGGACACATTCTTCATACACACAAGTACCAGAATAGTTATTGTGACAATATGTCACAGTTATGGTGTTACCTGATCTTGATACCTGGGGGTTGAAAATGTCTAATGTAGTGTTCATATTGGGGTTTTGTTGTTAATAAATATTTGTTAATTTACTTGATTTTGTCAAAATGTCAGTTCGTGTCAAACCTTACACAATCCCCTCGTCCATATTTCCCCACTTTTTACCACTCTATAGTTCCCACAATTTACCACCATAATCTTTGTTCTGAATATACAGAACCCCATTTTTTCCCCTTTCTAGGTACCTAGAAGACCGTTTTTTTAACTATATCTATTTCCCAGCTAAAAAAGTAAGTAATAGTCCATTAGCCAGGGACAGACATTTATGTCGTTAGTAAATCACTTATAGACTATTAAAAAGACAACTTCAACACCACTTTAGTGGACATCTCAACATCTGACCCTTCAAACTTACACATTAATTAACACATAGTCAAGTGGTAAAATGTGGGGTTACTAAAAACCCCCCAACTGAAAAGGAGGTGGGTTATGTTTTATATCACTTAAGCAAGGTTTAACCTTGCAATAAAGATATATTTAGTAACCCCTCTCATCACCACACCAAAATATAATACCATACTGTTCATTCATTTAATCTGTTCAGTGACACTGAACATCCTCTGAAAGTGAACACTTAATCATTATACCATATGTGTTACTCTTACCGTGTAATTCACCGGTCACATTAAAATGGGGGGATTTTACCGTTTGTTATTAAAATGGGGGTCAGTGACCACCACATTGTAAATGGGGGGAAATAGTTTTTACAATAGTATGGGATTATGTTAATACTATTTTACATTATGATTTAAGATATGTCCCAGAAATTACCACATAACCTTTATAGAGATGTAAGTATAAGATTAAATTATGAGGCGAATTCCGGAACGGTAGTGGAGGACTATGAGGCGAATGAATTAATCTTATACTGTACTACTTAATCTTTATAAATACCTAACACAGGAACATTATCTAATCCTTTTCTTACGTATGAATGAAACCTATGCCACCCATCAATAATTAATTCCTCATCATCAAAATCAATTATTATTGGTAAAACAGAATCTCCGTGATCTGTATCATCACCATACCATTTATGGTATTCATCAAAAGTTTCATAACCCATTCTATCTTTAACTTCATCTTTGATTAAATCAATTGGGACTTCTCCGTAATAAAATACTTTTCGTTTTTCTTTTGGGGTTAACTCATCAAGTAATTCATTTATAATCTCATCATCATTACCAACACCTTCATTCCTGGCTATCATTAATGATTTTTTATAGTCATAGGGTAATTTGTTGAAGGTTTCAGTGTTTAAATACGAATAAATGTCATTAGCAGATTCATTAATAACTCCCATCATTGATTGTATTCTTGATATTTGTTCTTGTAGGTTCATATTATGTTTCTGTGGTAATTTATTAATTCCTTATATGTACGTGGAAATAAATCTTTAAATTCTTTCATACTATTTGTAATATCGACCCAATTATTTTTATTACCATATAAGTATTTAATTATTTTTTTATCATCTTTATTTTGTAAATCAAAAACACTTCTATTAAAATTGATTTTGGATTCATAATCTTGGTAATTATTATAAATCCACGGATCAATAATATATCTATCGTTCATTACCGCAAAATGATGTCCTTCATCACCTTCTTCATCTGAAAAGTATTCCGAATCAGGATTTTTATCTACACTAAAACCATAAATTTTAACATCATCTCCCTCTAACATTTTTACGGCAGATGCAACAAATGAACAAATAAACGAAGTTCCATCTTTTTCTATCGCATTTTCAATCTCTTCAACAAACTTGGGGTTATCGTAAATAAATGGGTTTTTACTACCCATCCCCATCATTGATTTCATTCTTGATATTTGTTCTTGTAGGTTCATATTAACAATTCCTTAAAGCTTCTTTGAAGTAATCTCTTATGTATTTTTCATAACCACCTTCATTTATTAATTCCTCAACTGTTTTTTGATGTCTTAAAAGTTGCACAAAAGAAGGTTCCTCATTATCAAGTTGAGCTATCCTAAATGAAATATCATAAATTATTGATTGTTTAAGTTGACTCACAAAATGATCTTCAGCATTACCAAAAGTTTCTTTGTCCCATTCTTCATCCGAGTATGATGAATCACAAATATCTTGTTGTGAAAAATTTTCATCAAGATGTTCCATCATAAAACCATAAATTCTTCTTAAATAAGAATTTAATTTATTGTGTTGTTCTTCTGTGATTATAATCTTCATATTAATAAATATTATTGTATTACCTAGACTGCCACTTATTATAGATGTTGCGTATTTTATCATCATACATTTCAGCAACTTGATTTACATAATCAATTTCTTCTTGTTCTGGTAAGTCTTCCCACCCCATATTATACTCCTGCCATATAACGTGTTCTAATGATTTTAGAACCAATTCATATTTAAATTGTTTGTAGGTATCTGTTGTAAAAAATACATCATCATCAAATACGGAAAAATATTTTGCAACTTCTTCCGGTGTTACTCTTCTAAGAAAGAATTTTGTTTCATTGATTGTCCCCATCATTGATATTTGTTCTTGTAGATTCATCATAATCCTATTGTACAACTTTCTGGTTCGATCCTCAAGAAGATTACTAAAGTATTCCACAAGTTTATCATACATTTGTTCGAGATGTAAATCTATGTGGTCCATAATGTGTAAATCCTCAACAATTATTACAGCAATACTGTGATTGAAGTTATGAAAACTATAGTCCTGGTCAAACTCATTTTCAGCATATCTATAGTTTTGATCAATAATAGACATAAGTGTTGGGTAATCTATTCTTCTTAATAGATAATTCCTAATCTTATTTTGTTCTTGTGGGTTCATACTATTTAATAACCATCATTATCAATTGGGTCTGGGTTGTTTTCCCTATCTTCTCTATTAATTCTATCTCGTTCTCTATTACGGAGTTTTTCTAAATATGTTTTTTCAATCCATCCTGGTTCTTCTTCTTCGTGTCGTTCCATATCTCTATAAGAAAAAAGAGTATTGTCCTTAATGTAATCCATCATTTCTTGTGTTTCCACGTCTTCCGGTTTTGTAATTGGTGGAACACATAAATTACCTTTTTTGTTGTTTGTTTTGGTAACATAATCTAAAGACAAATCATTTCTATTAAACATCTGTTGGATTTTATCCATATATGTATCTTCAAACCATTCCTCAATAAGATACATTAAATAGTTTTCCCTAACTGGTAAAACTTTTTTTATCATATCAACCATATTTGGGTAAATATATAACATTACTTCCTTAACATCTCTTTCACTTTGTGGTCTTGGGTCTCTTGGTCCCCAGTCTGGACTTCTATCATCCAATTCAACCCTTAAATCACCTATTTCTCTACCATTTTTACAAAACTCAAAACTAAAACCGTGATTTTTCCAATGTTCATTTTGGTAAATTTGACTATTAGCAAAGTAACTATTTAACAAAGTATAAATTCCTTTGTCCAATTTTTCGTTTGGTTTGGGGAACTTCTTATTAACCTCTTCCCTTAATACTTTTTTTATATGTTCTTGTAAGTTTTTTGACTCAAATAAATCATCAATACTCATATTTTTTATATCATCAGGAATTTGTTCGTAACTTTTTTTATGTTCAGAGTCTCTAATTGAATCTTCTTTTTCTTTTCTTATTTTTTCCTCTTCTTTTCTTTTTCTTTTTTCTCTTTCCTCTCTTTCTTGTTCAGGAGTCATTATTTTATCTTCATCATATGTTTTGAGACTATTTGTATTTATTTTATCGATAACTTTGACTGCTGATTTTGGAATAGGTTGATTTGTGTAAATTGCTTCTAATGTAACCATTGATGCCGGATCGTTATAAAATTTGTGATTTGGTATTTGACTTAAATCAATTTCTAAAACATAATAATTTTTAATAATCTGTTTTCTTTCTTGACTTAATGAATTCCATAATGTTGTAGCCATATCTTTGGAATTATTTTTATTTAAATATAGATATATTCTTTCTGGATGGTCACCTAATTTACTTTCGGATTTCAAATTAATACCATTCTTAATTATGCTATCAACAAAAGTGTCTGGTGTGACATGATAAACCTTAGATTGTTTTAGATTTATTTCTTTACCTATTTTTACTTCATATCCAATTTCAACATCATCTTTTCCAATATAGTTTTGGACACTATTTGAATAAGTGTGTTGTTTCATACCGGATAGTCCAATACTTGTTGGGAACCACCCTTTTTTAGTCATAAAATTGTTTATAACAACTAAAGTTTTTTGATCTAACCGGTCAACAACTATATTAAAACTTGAATCAAATGAACCAAAATTATGTTTGTACTCAACTCTGTTTCCATTTTTTATTTTGGATGGTCCTAGTATGTTTGTTAGTTCAGATTGAGTTGTTTTCATATCAACTGATTCAACTTCTTCCCTTAATACTTTTCTTATATGTTCTTGTAGGTTCATCTATTTAAATAATTATCTATAATTTCTTGAACTTTAGGATTATCTCCAGTATAAATTATATCAATAACATAATTGTGTAGTGGGTATATCTTATCGGTAAAAACTCTTTCTTCCATTTCAGGATTTTTCTTTCGTCTTGTCATCCATTTTGGTAATTCGATACCTTTGTTTCTATAATCTCTATCACCAATTATGTCATAACTAAAAGGTTCTAATTTGTATTTTGTTTTTAACTTGTCTCTGTCAACCACAAAAGTTATATTAGTATCTTCTATTTTACTTCCACTTCCCACACCAATTGATTGGTCAGGTTCCCAATTTTTATCTCTTGTAAATGAAATTGCACTTTGTTTTTCTGTGTTTCGTAGTTCATCATCTAATTTTAAATATTCATCAGATGGTCTTGACGTTATTAATGAATCCGAGTCCATAATCTTTAATCCCCTACTTGTTGATGTCTTATGATATAATGGTGTTCCTTTTATATCTTCTAACTTTTCAGATATAACCCCCATCATTGACTGGATTCTTGATATTTGTTCTTGTAGGTTCATATTAATAAATATTCCACTCTGCACAATATTTTTCATATTGATTGTAGTAGTCAACTATTCTATCTTTATAAAATTCTAATAACCCATTAAAAAAAATTTCATAGAATCTTGCGTTCATACCATAACCACTAAGTGAAAAATTAACATTTAAATATGAACTGGATAATAAGTCATTAATTACACTATTAGTAAATATTTCTAACCTATCTTTCTTATTATAATAAAGATAATTTGTAATTCTAACCTTACTTATGTAATTTATAAAAGAATTTTCTAATTCTTCCGGAGTATATCTTCTTTTTATTTCTATTGGTAAGTTCTTATATCGGTTTTTATTTTCCTCTTCCATCACCATCTATGTATAGTATTTTTTGTACCTCATCATTACCAATGATTGAAATGGTATCATACTCACCATTTTTATTTACTTTTTTGTGGTGTCCTTCCGGTGTTGGCCAGATTTCATAACCGTACTCAAAACAAAGTTGATCCACCTTGTCCAGAAACTCATTCATTTTTTCACTCATTTCCATAAAAAGAAAGATAAAAAAAATCCTCAAGTTTTACAAGTTGAGGATTAAACTATTTCATCATTGATTTATATTCTTTTGTGATTTCATCTCTGTAATAATCTTTTAACACGTTCTCAACCGTTTCATACCACTGAACATCTTGTGGTAGTCTATCTGTTAACATAGCATGAAGATTATCTATTAATACCCTTATTGTTAAACTAATATAATTTTCCAGTGTTCTTTCTTGTCGACTATAAATACGTTCAAATAAACCATTTGTATATTCTAAAGCATCGTAAAACTCAAAATCAAGTTCATCTTCTGTAAATCTTCTTTTAATAAAAGGTGGTAATTCTTTTTTTTCTTTTGACTCATTGATTGTACCCATCATTGATTTCATTCTTGATATTTCTTCTTGTAGGTTCATATTAGATAAATATATCTAACAATGAATTAAATACAGTAAATAACCTTCTATATCTCTAATCATTTGTCCTACCACCGGATATGATTTGTTGTTTCTTACAACAGATTTTGATGTTAGGTATATCATTCCATTTGGTAATGTTTTTATTGTAACAGTTACACCGTTTGAAAAATGTATTCTTTTTTCGGTTCTTTTTGTAACCTCAATTTTATTTTCTCCGGAAAGATAGAAGTCACCGACTTTTGCGTCGTAAATAAATAAGTTTGCTTGTAAGTTTAAATCCATTATCAATATTTTTTAGTTAATTCGTATTCCCAGGAATTTAGATTTAAAACTGATTTTAATATTGTTCTAATTCTACCATTAATAGTAAGACTAGAATATATACCACATTTATTTGTTAATTTAAAAATAATAAGAATTGGTTGCTTACCTCTTCTAGTTCTAAAAATCTTAACTATCTCAATTTTATTTTTAAAATGTAACTTAATTAATTTTTCTATAATAGGAACAAGTTTATCGTATTTATCTAACATACCACAAAGATATGAAAATATTACTAATAATAAAAATTAAGATTGATTGTTTTATTCTTTTTTCTTTATATCGTAAAAGAAATCATCACTATCACCGGTTGCCCATTTATTAGCGTCTTCACAATAAAACTCTTTTGTTGAAACTTTAAAATCTGGAGTTGTTATTCCCTTTGGTGTTAATGATTGGTCATAAAATAAAACTCTATTATTTGGTTGTGCGGCAAACTGACCATTATCCATTTTAATTATGTTAAATGATTTGTGTTCATTTGGTGTTTCCGATAATGAGACATTTAGTTCGTTTGGATCGGAATGACAGGAATCAATTGTAAACATATAAATCCCATTATAGAATTTCTTATCTTTCATAAAAACTCTACAATTAAGTCCGGATAATGTTGATTTTTTTATTACAGTTATGTTATATGAAAACGCATCCCAGATTTCAAGAAAATCAAGTGGATGTAACTCTTTCTCTTTAACATCTGTTTTCCAAACATATGCCGAGATTGGTAACTTATCATATAGGGCACCATAATTTTGTAAATAAGACTCAATGTATAGTGCTTTACCTTTAATTGATTTTACTGACACCCAGTAACAAGGTTCAAACTCACCGTGTCCTTTTTGGAAATCATATAGATATTCTTTTCTTACAAAACATTGAACTGGTGGTAGGTTGGCAACTAAATAACTCATATAAAATAAATATGAGTTTAATTGTATTATTTTTTTACGTATTGGTTAAATAATGACTTTAATTTATCATTATATAATTCTTTTACGTAAGAATCAACTAAACCTTTAACTTTTTTATATTCATTCATATGAACAAATTTATCAATAAGACCGTCTGTCATTGTTGATACAAATTTTTTTGCAAAATCATCAAAGTTTTTTTCTTTATACCAAGAGTTTCTTTTTATCCAACGTGATTGGTCATTAAAATTTTGATCCAATACTTTTTCCGATATTTTTTTACTAACAAATAAACTCACTACTTCCATAATTAACTTTTTGTAAAGATAGTATTTTTTTTTTACTTTCAAAAAATAATTTATTATAATTTACCGTTTTTTTTAAAGTTATTATAATAATGTTTAGTTAACTCACCAAACTTGTCGTCTAAATATTGAATAAAACTATCAGTATCTTTGGTTGGTATTTCTTCTAAATTTATGTTGTAGCCATAAAAAAGATAATTTTCTAATGTTACGTGAAATAATTTATATTTGAAGGTTTTGGAATCTGGTGAATCATAATAGGTATATGGAATGCCTTTTCTCATCATTTTTTCAAACTTATGGAGATCAATTCTTCTTGTAAAAACTGGTGGTAAATTATTTTCCATTACTTTCTTGAGTATGGTCTAAACCTCATCGGACTTGATTTTAAAGCCGGTTCCGAAAATCTTGTACCAGATCCTTGTCTTCTTGCCATTTTTAATGTTCTAGCATATTCATCTAAATCTCTTTTTTTTCTACCTTGACAATGTGCTTTTTGTGAAAAACCTTTTGGGTTGTTACAATCAATACTTCTTTTATATTTTTCTGACCATTCTTCACCAAGTTCTTTTGTTTCACTTTCTTGATTTATCTTTTCTTGTAGAACATCAACAAATAAATTTTGTATCTCTTTTACAAGATCAACATAAGTTTTATCTGTTTTTTCACTACTTTCAAATGTAGTTGATAAACCTTCTTTTTCTATTTGTTTAATGGCCATTTCTTTTTGTTTATCGGATAATGTACCAAATCTTAATAGTTTTGATTTTATATCATTCACAAATCTATCAGATCCTTCATAATTTGCAATTGGTTTTAATTCATCTGGTACATTTTGTTTTTCAGTATTGTTACCTTTTTTTCTGTAAAGAAAATTAATACCAGATATATTTGTTATACACTTATGACCACCAGAGTTTGCTTTAATTACATCAAGACCATTTACTGTTATCTTTTCAAATAATTCTTTTTGTTTTGGTGATAATGTTCTATATAATTTTTTTGACATATCTTCCAATATTTCAAAAAGTCTCTCACCACCGTTTACTTTAAATGATGGTACTGAACCATATATTGCTACCATATCTCTTAATGTAAAACCAACTGATGAATATTCAGCTTCAAATTCTGATACTTTTTTAATATCACCAAAACTAACTTTAAGACTTTTTAATTCTGAACTCATTTGTTCTAAAACCTCATCTTTAACTTCACCTAAATTAATACCTTTAAGTGCTCTTTCTTTTTTGAACGGATTACAAGAAGATTGGACCATACCCATTGGCATGCCGGTAACAATAAAATCAGCGTCCGGATTATTTCTAAATGGTGTATATCTATCATAAGCCCCAGGTTTTGATGTACCACCAAACCCATATTGAGTTATTATATTACCAATTGTTTTTACAGCTTTAGGGTCCTTTCTACTTTCAAGATATTTTGCTTGATTTTGTATCATATCTTCAGGTTTTGCAAAACCTTTTTCAACTGCTTGTTTTCTAATGTTATTTAAAATACTAATTAAAGATGGTTGTGCATTTAAAACAACATCTTCCATAAAACCAGGTTTATTCTTATATGCTAATAATAATTTATTAACAACAAGACCCATTAACATTTTGTTTCTTTCTAATGTTTTATCTTTATCGTATTTAAATAAATAATTCATAACCATTTCTGGTGTAATATCGTGTTCTATAAAGTTTGCAGAATCTACTGTTGAGATAAGTAATATGTCTTGCGATGGAAATATTTCTTTTGGTGACATTACTTGTGATATTGTTTCAACATTTGACCTTGATGGTCTAAAACTTGTTGACTTTGTATCTTCAGCTCCGGCTTGTGTGTCGTGGTGATCGGTGTGAATCTCAAACATTGGTTTTCCGTGTGCAAAATCAACTAAAACCGGCATAACCTCACCGGAAGCGTCAGGTTTTTTAATTGCAAATTCCTTTGCACCATATTGTATTTTTTCAGCATCAACAACTTTAATTCCGTGTTGTTCCAAATAGTTTTTCATACCTAAAGCTGTTGTTACACCATCAAGATCTTGATGAAAATATATCTTTGCTTTTGGGTATCTTTTTGCAAGTTCTTTTATCCCTTTAATACCAGACTCTAATAATAGAGTATGTTCTCTTAAAATTTTCTTAATTAAATCTTTCATACTCTATAAATACTATTAAATTCAAATAAAATTTGTATCTTTGTCATATGAGAAAATTACTTTTTGAATTATTAATTAAGATAATAACTGGTTCAGTAGCTAAAACTGAAAGAGTTATGGAAATTGTTTATGGTGAACCAATTGTTGGTATAAACGATGCTGGATATGCTCTTTGTAGTGATGGTCATTATTTTAAAAAAGAAAAGGGTATTTGTAATTTTTGTAAAAAAAATAAAATTGAGAATATTGGTTCAGTTGAAAACAAAAAATCTAAACCAAACTCAAAAAAACAAGAAATATTAGATTCGTTATCTTATTTGAAGAATAAAAAAGTAAAAACTGTAAAGGATAAGGATTCTATCTATACTCTTGAGATGGTTTTAAAAAATATGAAATAGCTACCACTGTCTATTTGTATTGGTATTAATTAATTCGTTTTCATTAAAATTTAACTGGACTTTATATTTTTGTTTTATCCTATAGGCTAATGCAATAAGAAAGTCACTAAAGTCTTGGCTTGCAAATAAAGATGAAAAATATATGTCTACATCAACCTTAATTATTGGGTATTTACTTGTTATTTTTATTAGTCCTGGAACTGATTTTACTTGTTCACTATTGACCGCTTGAATTTTTTCAATTGATTCTAGAGTTTCACAATCATCAAAATTTAACCAGCCTGGCCAAGTATCAGCATCTGGAACTTCACAAACATTTCTAAACTCATTTAAGGTATCATTTATTAATTTTTGTGTAACAGAATCAAATTGTCCTTCAGTTATTAGATATTTCATATTAAATAAATAGTTGTTTTATTCAAAAATAAAGATTACATTTATTTATGTTTGATTCAAAATTACATTCCGCATTTCAAAAGTTTTTAATTAAACAAAGTGGTGGTAATATAATAAACATTAAATCATTTAGTGTTCAAGCCGATACTGGACATTATGGTACCGGTTTTAATACTATTGTTACATTTGAACGTAAATTACTAATTGAATGTACTTGTGTAAATAGTAATTATTTTCCTGGTATTGAAAATTTAAATGAAAGGTTTTTTACTTTTTTTAAAAATTACCTTAATGGGATTTCAGATGTTCAGATACATTATCACTACTCAATGTATTATTGTCGTGATTAATTTTACCATAAGCATCACAACTAGCTTTACTTGTTTTACAAGAATTTAAAAGAATTACAGAAATTAGTATTAGTATTAATTTTTTCATATTACATTTGATTTGAATATTTCTCAAAAAATAGTTTAGGTATTTGTAAATGTGAAGTACTGACTTTTTCAGCGTCTCCGTTTTTTTCCATTTGTCTTAAAAGACGACCAATACCAGCGTGACGCCCAGTCCAATTATTAGAATTTGATACTACTTTTACATTATCTGGTAAGTTTGAATAAACCTTTGATGTTGATGGATCGATTAAACCAACAAAATCATAATTTCCATTAATTTCTTTCCAAGTATTAACCCCACCTCTTGAAAATCCACTAACCGAATTTATTTTGTAGTCACCTAAATCATTATCTTCTAATATTTTTTTAACATTTAAAATTGAATTTTCGTAATTACTATAAATTACATTTTTATTTTTAAAAAACTCTCTACCAATTTTTTCCATAAATTTAGCACCATAGTTAATACTTGGCATACCACCCCAAATTAGAGTAATTTTTTTTGAGTTTGGGTTGTTTAAATTAATAATATATGAATTTTTAATTATTTGTTTTTTTTCTGTATTATCAGATTTTTCTGTTTCTTCTGGTTCTTTTGTTTCTTCTGGTTCTTTTGTTTCTTCTGGTTTTTCATTATATTTTTTTATAATAAGTTCAAGTAATTTTTTTGTAAAATCTTTATCTATTTTTCCGGTAATTTCTAAATCTTGGTCTTTTTGGAATTTTTCAACATTTTTTAATGTTTCATTACCAAATTTTCCATCTATACCAAATTTATTAAAGGTATAATTAAGTTTGTCTAAACCTGATTGTACTGCAGCAACGCCAGAATTATATTTATATGAGTCCATACCTTTAGTAAAAACTTGATCACCATCTATTATTTTCTGTAAGTCAGTTTTATAATCTTCTAAAGACATACTTTCCATTAATCTAATAAGTCTTTTTGTTTGACTTTCTGTTAATATTATTTTCATATTTTTATGTTTGTAAAATTGATGCCGCATAAGCATAAGATTCATTAGGTATTTTTCCTTTTAAATCAGTAAAAGGAATTTTTTCATCTAAAGCAGTTTTATATATTTTTAAATTAGGCCCACTATTATACCCAGAAAATGCTAAATCAAGTCTTCCTGGAAACTTTTTAACTAATTTATCCATAAATGCTACATATGCAGATAAAGCGTCAGTTGGTTTGCAAGGATCTCCTCCTTTACCATATGTTGGCCAAGTTGTTGGCATAAACTGTGCAAGACCCATAGCACCAGATCTTGATTTTCTTTTACAACTAATAACATCTGGTGAAAACCCAGATTCGCTATGTAATTGTCTCATTGCAAACTTAATAGGTATTCCAACTGATTCAATGTCTGATTTAAATTTATCATAATCAACACCAGGTATATTTTTAAATTGTTGTTCTAAATCTGAAGGGTATTTTCTAACTTGGACTCCTGGATTTTCTATTACTCTAACATTATCAACAGATTCTTTATTGTTAGAATCTTTTTTATCTTCTGAATTTGTTTTTTGTGTAGGTGTGTATGATGGAAATAATTTTTTTGCTAACTCTTGTTGTGTTTTAACATCAAAATATCCAGTACTTTGTAGACCATTTTTACTTTGGAAATCTAAGATATCTTTTTTAGTTTGCTCGTCAAATTTACCTAAATCTTTATTTTCAGTACTTTGTCTAAGATAGAAGTATAAAACAATTTGCATTCTTTTTATGTCATTTTTTTTACTATTTTCATCAACATTTTGATTTTTTTCTAAGAACTTAAAATAGTTTTCAAAGAACTTTTTAAAAGCTTCTCTTTTATCATCATTATTTTCATTTGAATTTTGATTTTCGTTTTCTTTTTTTGACTGCGTAATATATCTAGAAACATAGTCTTTTATAGTTCTGTGTTGTGAAGTACCAATATGGATTCCATCACTAGGAGCCCAAGAATCATCCCCATCAATTGTTGGAATTATTGTTGCGTTTTTAATTTGTGAACTTAAATCTTTTTGTAGCTGTACCATTCTTTCTCTACCTTTTTTCATACACGTTGGGTCACAAAGATATGTACCGTCTTTTTTCTTGGTTGGTTTTAAGTTTTTATCTGTCATAACACTATCTGCAGCATAACCTAAAAACACATAAGATTGTCCGCCTTGATTATTAACAGCGTCAACCATTTTTTGTATATCAGAAACTGCATCTGATAAGTTTGACCCAACCCAAAAAGCGTTATTGGTTCCACCCCAAATAAAAACTTTATCGTATTTTTTTTTACTTAAATTTGATAACATATTAGTTAACATCCAATCTGTTTTCATACCACGTTTAACTACGTGAGTTACATTCCATTCTGGATGATCTTTTGCTAATTGGTAATTCCAAGTATTACCAGGACTATCACTTAAACTATCACCAACAAACATAACATTAATCTTATCATCATCTTCAGTGATTAAGTTAATTAGTTTTTTAAGTTGATTTTCTGTGACAAGAATTTTCATTATATTATAAATACAATTAAAAAATTATTAGTGAATATTTTAATTTAGTTTTTCTTTCCAGAATTTAAACAAATTTAAATCGTCATATTTTTTATTTTTTTGATTCCAACCACACATATGACATAAATAAGGTTGTTTGTCTTTTTTTTCTTTAACCCAAGAATGGTCACATTTACATTTTATTTTTTCACCAAATAATTTTTCTGCTTGTTTTTCAGTAATTATTATTTTCATATTTTCTTTATATTATTTTCATAAGCACTAAGTTTATCTGGTTTTATAAATGTGAATATTTTTTCATCAATATCTTTTGGGTCAGAGTCTTTAACCGATTTTGTTATATTACCTTTTGTTTCTTTTCTTTCTTGTGCGTTTGGTGGAAAATATTCAAAATGTAAATGTGGACCGGTAGATGGTCCTTTATTTCCAACTGTAGCTAACACAGAACCAGGTTTTATTATATCACCAGTCTTGAAATAAACACTTTGACAATGGCACCATTTTGTTTGTGATCCATCTGGATGACTTAATTCAAAACAATATCCTGATGGATATCCACTTTTTATCATTTTACCTTCAATGAGTAAAACAATTGGTGTTCCAACTTTAAGGCCACCATAATCTCTACCAGCATGCCAATGCCAATTACAATATCTTGACTTAGATTTACTACATAAACTAGGTATTGCACCTCTCCAACCGTAAGTTTTACCTCTTTTTGATGAAGGTGATATTAAATTATTTGTGTCTAATTTAGAAACATCTAAACGAGTTAACGATATTTTTGTTTCAAAACTTTGATTTTGTGATTGATTTTGTGATTGATTTTGTGATTGATTTTGTGATTTAAATAAATCTGCTAATTTTTTTTGTGTTTCTAAATCAAAATATCCTGTTTTTGTTAAATTATTATTATTCTGGAATTCTTCAATATCTTTTTTGGTTTCGTCAGTAAATATACCATCGGTTTTTATTTTTTGATTTTTTGTAACAATAAAAAGAACTATCTGCATTCTCATTATATCGTTTTTACTACTTTTTTTATCAACTATTGTTTTTTTATCAACAAATTTAATAAAATTACCAATAAAAGTTTTTAAAGTATCTGTATTTGTATTAGATTCTGTATTTGTATTAGATTCTGTATTTTTTTTATCTGATGAACTTATATCACCTGTATAATATAAATGCCAAGGTTCCGCCATTCTTAATACACCATCTTTTTGGTATGAAATTTTAAATCCAAATCTACCACAGTTATCTGCAACCCAATCTTTAATATCTTTATTACTATTCCACCATTCTGGTCTTAAATCCAAAATATCAAAAGTTTTACCTGTTGAGTGTTGTGAAAATCCAGGTAATGCAGATGCTCTTTGTCTACCGGAAACTCCACCTTGTTCTTTTATTTTACCACCAAATACAGAAACTTGTGTTATATAACCTCTATAACCAGATTGACAACCGGCTAAATTATTACAGTTACTATTTTTTGGTTTAGGCGCATTTGGAAATTTTTTATATAATTCATCCAAAAATTCTTTTAGTTTTTGGAATGCTGTGTTATCTATTTTACCATTGTCCGGATAAGTTTGACCTTCTTGTTCAAACTCTTTTTTAATATTTTCATCGGTAATTTTTACACCATAATTTTGTTCAATTTGTTTTATAGCATTTTGAATATTTGAAGGTAGTTTTGCTAATTCAGTAGATTCATTTAAAATAAAATTTATTAATTTTGATTGTCTTTCTGTAATTATTAATTTCATCGGAATCTGATTTCTTCAACATTTATTGGTATACTATTAAATAGTACTTTGTCATAAACAAATCCTTTTTTTGAAGTCAAATCGTTTTGGATTTTAATGTCGGTGTCATTTTCTAAAATTATGTATTCATTTTTTTGTTGGTTATGAAAAATAATATAATCAACCTTGTCTATATTATATCCTTTTGTTGGATATTTCTTTGTAAAAACTTCTGTTTTCATACCAAGTTTATTATAAAACATTAATGGTTTGACTTGAAATGTTGCTTTTAATCCATTTTTTTCTAAAATAAAGTCTTGTCCACCTTTTGTATCCGTTTTTGATCCAGGACAAAAATTAAATTCACCACTTAATTTTAATTTATCTTTAATATCTTTATAAACTTCATTTTCTGAAACGGAACCTTTTGTTATTGCTCTCAAATTCATAATAACAAGTTCTTCAAATTCTGAAGTTCCTTTTTTTTCTCTAATAAATTCATTAATAAAATCTAAAAAATTATCAACTGTTTCATCTAAATCAGTTCTTCTAAATTTTTGTAAAAGTGAATCTAAAACCAAACCACTTGTATTAAAAAAGTTTATAACGGACCAATTAGATTTTGGACATTTAAGTCTTTCACTATAATCTGTAAAAGTATATATTCCAATAACACCAAAATTGGTATAACAATCTATTTCTGGTTTATTAGCCGTACCCCAATTACCGGTTGGTTCAAAAATTGATTTTAACATTAATAAAAATTTATTTTTAAAATGTTGATTATTTTTTAAACCATTTGATGATAATAAATCTCTTTTAATATCTTGTTCAGAAATAAGGCCCATCATTTTTTTTATTCTACTATGTTCTAATATACTTGTGTTCATTAATTAAAATAACTTTCATCAATTATTATTCTCTTTCCTTTTCTAAATTCTCTATCATATACTTCTAAACTAACATATGATGTTTCTTCTTCTCTTCCACAAACAATTGTAGCATCAAAACCATCACCATCACCAATTTCATCATAATCATTTTCACCAAGTATTTTAAATTTTAATAATCTTTTAATTTCGGCTCGTAACATATAATAGTCATTAACTTTACCACTAACAACTTTACCATTTTTGTATTGTAAACTAAAATCACTTAAATTAAAATCATCATCTCTTACACTACAATCAAAAATTAACTTTTCTACATTTTTATTTTTGTTAAATACATTTGAAATATAGTCGACTTCTATTGCCGGAATATCCCACCAGTCCCAACCTTTTCTATATTGATTTGATGTGTATTCCATATAATTGGCTTGTAAAATAATTTGTTTTTCATTAGGGTTAACTGTTACATCGACATTCCAAATTGAGTCTTCTTTATTTGTTGAGTTCCACATTTCAAAACCATTTTCATTACATAAACTAACAATAAAATCTTTAAACATTTTTATTACCTTAATTGGATTACTATTTTCTTTCCACATTACACCATCAAAATATTCTACGCTATCGGTGTTCATTTCAATATTAGTTCCAACACTACCTGTTGATTTTATGTATGTAATTAAACCGTTAAATATTTTTAATTCATTATTCATCAAAATCTTCTGGTTTTACTTCTAAATTTATTTCATTTGTATATTGTTCTTCAGTATTCCATTCGTGATTAACTATAATTTCATCTTTTGTAAAATCTATTGTACCTTGTGATCCTTCATTTATTTCCCAACCTCCGTATTCTTCAAGTAAATTATAACAAATACTTTCAATATCATCATCTATTTGTCCGCTCTTATTTTTAGATGTATAATCACTTTCAATATATCCTGAATCACCACTACCATTATAACTAACGGTCATATCTTCAATTCCTTCATGTTCTAAAAATTTTCTTACTTCCATAAATGCTTCATACATACCGTCACCTTCTGTATTATCACTAATATCATATGACATACCAGTAGATTCACTTCCATATTCGGTATGTGTTGTTTCATTAAAGATAAGTTTATTTTTTTCTGGATAAAAGGTAAGTTCGACTTGAAAATAATCACTAGCACTATTACTACTTGATCCAGGACCAAAATCATATAATTCTTCAACATAATGTTCTACAATTTCTTCAACTATTGACTCAACATTTGATGGTAAAGATAAATTACTTTTTCCTCTACAATAAGGGTTTATATAATCAATTGTGTTATAGTCAATATCAATATTAATACTGAACTCTTCACATTTGAGTGCTTTTATATAAGCAATTAAAAATTGTATTTTCTTTTTCATATTATTCTTCTTTTACATTATCTGGTGTTACTTCAATACGCATTCCAGTATCTTCATATTCTTCTTCATATTTTACATAATCTAAAAACATAACACTATCCCAAACTACTAAATCACCTTCAGCACCAGGACCTTCATTCCAATATGGTCCTCCTTCTGCTTTGTGCATTAAATCAACAACTAGTCCCCAAAATCCATCATCATCATCATCAAAATTATGTCTTCTATTATCAAAATAAACACTGTCTATTTCACCATCATCCCATCTTCCGGTAAATTCTATTTCAAATTTTGTTAAACCTTCATTCTCTTCATATACTTTATTTATAAAATCTTTGTTTTCTTGTCTTAAATCTTTAAAATCATATTGTTTTTTATTTCTTGTTGTTTTTTCTACTTTACATTCACTTGTAAAAATTAATTTATTTTCAAATGGTTTAATGTGTATTTCTAAATACCAATATTCGTCAACACTATAATCATTATATCTAAGAAAATCATCATAATATAATTCAATTAATTCTTCAATTATTTTAATTATTGAACCTGTTGGTTTTATACGTTTATTATTAACTTGGAACTTTTCATCCCAATCTTCAATATGACTTCTATCAAAAGTTATATGTGTATGAACATTCTTATCTTTTAGAGCTCTAAAATAAGCAAATAACATTTTTAATTTATTTTTCATTCTTCAAAATCGTTTTCTGTTATTTCTTTTTTATAACTGGATTCTTCCATTTCTCTCATATTCCAGTTGTGTTCAATATCAATAACAATTGTATCATCATATTGTCTATATATTTTAATTTCACCATTTGATCCATCATCTATTTCCCAACCACTAAAAGCACGTTCAAGGTCACCGTATAGTGTGTTTTGAATTAATTTTTCATCTTCATCTTGAGTGCCCCAACTAATATTTGCTGCCTTACCGTCAATTTCAATATATTCAATTTCCCCACTATCACCACCACCATTATATCTTGCAGTAATTTCATCAATTTCTTTTCTATTGAACATCTCAATAAATTTTTCATCATTAATGTCCCTTGAATAAGATTCTTGTTGTTCTGTATACATTTCATAGTCACAACTAATTTCTACTTTGTTTTTAAATGGATATATTGTAAGTACAATTCTGTAATATTCAGTATCACTTCCTGGTGCTTCTTCATATACTTCTTCCCAAAACATTTCAGCAATTTCTGTTGCAATATCTTTTATATTTGATGGTATTTTTTCAACGTTAGAATGGGGCCATTCCCATTCTGGACCTTCGCCTTCATAACAAGACCAACTAAACCCAATAGTGTCTTTTTTATATGCTTTTAAAAAAGCTAATAGGGCCTTAAATTTTCTTTTCATATTTATAAATACTTAGTCATCAAATTTAAGGTCCAAAGTCCGCATCATCCACATAGGTTTTTCTTTATCTTGTAGAGCTTTTATCCATTCTTTTGCCGATGGAATGTGATTAAAACAATCTTCTTTCACATGATCTTCACCAACGTAACGAGTATAAACCGTTTTTCCATCACTATTTTGAAATGAGGAACCGAATGTTTTTTCGCATTCAAATATACCTTCACTGTGATGTCTAAATGCTCTATGAAATGAATGTCCAATCCAGGCTTTTGTTTCATCAAACCAGTTATGGATGTGAATATAATCTTCAACTTTTCCTCCATATTTCTTCACAGAACTTTTTGCGTGTATTTCAGGGTGTGCCATAGTAATTATTTTTTTGATAAATATAGTTTATTAAATGACGTTTTTGAAGTATTTATTTTTATATGCGCGACATTATTAGACAAGTATTAAAAGAAGAATCCGGTGATGATAAGTTAATATCTTATTTCATAAAAAAATGGAATAAAGGAAAGAATAGTGATGGTAAACCAACATTTAATCCGGGTGAAATTAAAAAACTTGGTCTTATGAAACACTTTAATAAAATCAGATTAGGTTTTATTGATTATTATGAAGAAAATATTGGTAATCCGGTTGATGATATTTTAAAAGAATTAACAGAAACTACTTTCACGACTGATGATATTAAAAAATTAGGAATTGATGTTGGTGGTTATGATTTTAAATTTGATATTGAAGATATTTTAACCTACGACGCAATAGAAAAAGGAAGTTTTGGTAAGATAAAACCATACGCAAGAGTTAAAGAAGGTACTGTAACACACGATGGTGAAACTTTTGATTTAACCGATATAAATAACGCCGAAGAACATAAATACTGGAATGATGTTGAATATGAGGTTGAGGACTTGATTAGTTTTTTTATCGAAAAGAAACTTCTTTCATATGGATTTAATCTAGATGACTTGGAACTTGTTGTTTATATGTATAAGAACAAAGGTTCATTAAACGAAAGTGTTGATGATAAAAAAATAGATATTGCAAATAAATTTTTTAATAGTTTAAGATTAATTCCATATCATAGTAAAGGGTATAAAATGGAATTTCTTGGAACAAAAAAAGGTATCTATTTATTTATGTCACATCGTAAATCAGTTACAATACAAGATAACATATACGATATGTTATTAAAAATTTTGGGTAAAGAAAAATATGTTGAAAGTTTTGTTTGGAATAAATTAAAGGATTTAGGTTTTACATTAGCACCGCCTGAATTTATGTATTTTGAAAAAGATGATGCTGTTGGTTCTTTTGAACCTAGCGATGATGAAGATTACGGATTATTAAAAGAGCCAAAAAAATTAAATGAAGCAAAAATGTTACCAAAAAACAAATTTGCAAAACAATGGCTTTCAAGATATAACAACTTAAAAAAATACAAATCTGAAGATGGTAGATTTATTTATCTAGCAAATGATAATGGAAGTATTATTGTTAGTTTAGATACACAGATAAATGAAACTGCTGTAAGTTGGGAACATATTTGGTCAATGTTAGAAAAACATTTTACAGAAAAAGAAACAAGAAGAAAAATAATTGGTTGGTTACTTGACCGGTACCATTTAGCTGATATGGGTTATGTTTATGATGAAAGTCAGGATATGATGGGTAAAATCGATAGTAGTGATGTTTTAATTGAGTCAAGACAAATAACAGAATCTCAACAAAAAAGTCAACTAAAAGACTATTTCTTCAAAAAGTGGACAAAACAAAAAGAACAAGGTCAATTACCAAAATTAAGTTTTAAAGAAATAAAAGGTTTAGGTTTAAAAAAATATATGAATGAGATTATATTTTATTATTCTGAATTTATGAACCTTGATCCAAATGACACAAATAGAAGAACAGAAATAATTAAAAATTATTTATTAAATAATACTTTTGATGAAAATGATATCACAGAAATGAAAAATTCTTTTGATGATGGTAAAATAAAAGTAAGATTTAGTAAAGTTGAGTTTTCAGAGAATGAAAATCAGGTTAAAAATTACATAAATTTAGACATTGAGTTTTTAGTTTTAAGTGGTTCATTTTATAATCAAACAGAAAATCAAACTGTAAATTTTTCAAGTACAGAAAATCCGTTTGATGATTTTGTACAATATTTTGAATTTAAAGAAGTTATTGAACAAGTTGTTGAGAGTTTTATTTTTGAACTTATCGAATCATTTGGTTTTAATATTAATAATGATATTGATTATATAAGTGTTAAATGGTAATGAAAGAGTTAATTAGACAAATATTAAAAGAAGATAGTAGTGTTAATGCTCTTAAAAAGTATGTAATGACAATCTTTAAAAGACAGGTCGATTCTGGTATAATACCGCACATACCTTACGAGGATTTTAGAAGAAAAAAAATTACAAAATACATTGAATTAATTGATAAATGGTATTTTGAATTTTTGGAAAGTCATTATGGTGTTAATGATGGTTTTGAAAAGGCCAAAACTTTATTCCATAATACGATTGAGGATATTAACGAGGAAGATTTAAAGAATGTTGGGATTGGTACTGGTCAAGACCGGTTTGAAGTATCTATTCCTTGGATTGAATTTTCTGGAGAGATAATACAATTAGACGTTGAGTTTGGTTTTAAAATAAACGATTGTTATTTAGAAACTGAAGATGGAATGAAGACTTACGAAGAAATGTTATTTAATGATAATTTTTCGGATTACGAATGGATTGAGGTAACAGATTTTTTAAGAAGTGGGGTTGAGGAATACGTCCAAAGAAAAGGTTATGATTTTGGCCTAAATATTTTTGATGTCGAATCAGAGTGGGCCGACTAAAAACAAAAAACCGGACTTAATCCGGTTTTAATTTTAAAGTGAGTAATTAACCCTTTTATCCCCTAACAATTCAATCGCATTCTTTATAGCCTCATCTTTTGTAGTAAAGTTTCCTTTAACTAATTTTTTTGCATGAAGGATGTTATAAACTGTTGCTTTAACATCTGGTTTCACAAACTTATACTTTGATTCTTTTTTTGGTTTAAAACTGTCTTTTGCATAAACATCCAAGTAACCAACTTTTGTGATGTAACGTCCTTTGTTTCCTGATTTTGTTGCCATTTATTTTTTTATATTTTTAAGTTAAACAATAAACAAATGTAATAATAATTTTTTAATCTGTCAAAATAAAATTTATAAATTTTCTAACAGTTTTTACAATTTTCACTCTTTTTGGGTCTCTTTCATCTAAATCATAAGGCCAGAAGTCAATAACATCACCTTCAACTAACATACGAAAAATGTTATTTTCTATATTTTTTTTTGAGCTGTAGAAGCTATTAAACCCAAAACCTGGTAATCCTTCAAAAGTATATTCAGTAACTTCAATTGGTTTAAAATCATCCCAATCACTACCAAGTTTTCTTTTTTCTTTTTTAATTCTTCTCATTAAAAAATTAAATATACGAGAATCAATCTCCTCGTGTTGTGAGGAGATCTGATTCTTTTCTTCTTCATTTAAAACTATCTTCATTGTCTTAATCTATTAATAACTTCTTCTTGGAAAAAGTTTTGGATTTCAGCTTCGTTATCTTCACTTTTTAATACGTCTTCTAATCTAACATCATCATCACTTAATACACTATAAAAGTCGTAATCAATTAAATAACCTCTTTTATCTGTTACAATAACACCAAGAAATTCATCACCATTAAATGTTATTTCACCATAATATTCAATTGTATCACCCTTATCCATTTCTTCAGAAAATTCAAATTTAAAAGGTCTACCTTTTAAATTATATTTAAATTTCATCCCTTCTCTATCGTCAATTTCATAAACATCATCCTGGTCAAACACAAAATCTTCTGGATTACCACCTTTTTTTGTGTATTTTTCAAAACTACGTAAAATATCATTTTCAGATGGTTTTAATGTTTCACCTCTTCTCTTTTTTGAGAAGAGGTCTAACACTTGATCAAAGTTTTCAATCAGTCTTTTATATTGGTCTTCTGTTATTAATATTTTCATTTAAGAAATCTTAACTTATAAATTGTTGAGTTAATTAATTCCTGTACTGTATCAATCTGGTTTTGGATGTATGTATCTTCAACTGAATCTCTCTTTTCGTCAATAATATCCAATAATCTTTTAAAATAAGAAATTGTTTTTTTACCGTTTTTATATTGCTCTATCTTAAATGTTTTGAAATTTTTAATAATACCGTATTTACCTTGGTACGATTCTACAATACCATCGAATAACAATAAAACACCATCATAATAATCATTTAATGCTTTGTGTTCGGCAAATGACTGCGTTTGAAGATGGAATACGTGTGCTTGGTTTCTTGAATGTAAGATGTTACAAACCATTTCACAAAAATCATCGTTTAACCCTACTTCATCACTATCTTCTTCCTCTTCTTCACTCTCATCCTCATTATCAATGTCTTCATCGTCAGTTTCTTCTTCATCATCATCTTCAAAATCTTCATCATCCTCTTCTTCTTCAAAGAGTCTTCGTTTTTTGAGTTCTTCATAAAGTTTTTCTGTTAAATTTTTTTCCATAATATTTTTTATTTTATTATAAATATTATGAAAGTTGTGAATTTAAGTAAATTAAACTTCAACAAACTCAATTTCATTTGTTTCCGGATTCCAATCAATTGTTAAAGGTTTGTTACGATACTCATAACGACCATTTAAAACTGCGGCATTTATATAATGAGTTGTACCATCAAAAACATAACCATAACCTTCGTGGATGTGACCAAATACGTGGATTTTTGGTTTAATATCTTGGATTCGGGTTAATAAATCTTCACAACCAACATTAACGTTATCGTATGGTACATAATCTAATTTACCCATTGGTGGTCCGTGAGTTATAAGAATGTCAGTATCCATAGGTATCATATCCCACTTTTCTTTTATTTTTTCACCACGAGGAAGATTAAAAGCCCAGTTATGAAATTCTGGTTGCCAAGGACTTCCCCAGATTTTAACCATTCGTTCATATTCTTCACCAACCATCATCCAATCGTCTTGAAGATAGTCTATGTTTTTGTAACCTGTGAGTAATCCTTTTACTTTTTCTGAATCATCTTGGAAACCAAAATCGTGATTACCACATATGAATACTTTGGTATCGTAGTTATTGATTTTATCATACCACTTAGCGAAGTTTTCTATTTCAGTAAGATATCCTCGGCTAGTTAAATCACCAGCATGTATTAATATATCACCACCAATCAAGAAACCGTTAAGTTTATCGTGTTTGGTATGAGTGTCGCTTATAAATGTGATTCGTTTTTTCATACTACAAAGATAATAAATTATTTTGAATTAATACCAATAAGTTCTTGAATTCTTCTTCTACCTTTTTCTCCAATTGGAATGGGGTGACTATCTTCATCAATATGAACAAACTTAATATGTGTTTTTAAAACAACAACTTGTTTTCCGGTATAAACATTGTGTGCTCTAGCTTCCATATATATTGTAACTGAACTATTACCAACTTCGGTTGGGTATCCATATATTTTTAACAACTGCCCTTCTCTACCTGGTTTCTCAAAATTACATTTATCAATCGAGACTGTAACCATTCTTGGTGTATCACAAATCTGTATTGAGTATCCATATGCAGCAGCATCAATCCAGGATAATAATTTTCCACCAAATAGATTTCCGTGAAATCCTAAATCTGATTTTTTAATTGGGTGTGTATTTAATAACTCCATTAATATGTGTCAATTTTATTTTTTATTTTTTCAATTAACTCCTCTGAAAGATTGTCAGTTGTTAATATTTCACCTAACAAATCTTTAATATCTTTTTTGGATCTTTCTTTTGATTTTCTTCTTGTTTTTAATTCAACTTGATATATGTGGTACGATACCTCATCAACAGTTTTTAGTTTTGTTAAATACTTTTCAATTCTTTGATCTAAAACTCTACCACCATATACGTCCATCATTATATCAAATGATTTAAATAATTCATCTAACCTACCTTTAAGATATTGTATCTCTCCGAATTTTAAAATTTCTTGCTGTGTCATAAAAAAAATGTTTCTTACCAAAAGATAAGAAACATTTTCAACTATTTCAATACGAAATTATAAACTTAATAACATATCAATTAAATCTGGATGTGGGTACATATCCACTTTTCCTCTTATCACATTTGTGTGGGTATATAGTCCAGGTGTTTTTTCTGCTTTTGCAACATCTAATACATCAAATCCATCAGCACCTTTAGCTTTAACATATTCAACTAAACCAACTCTTGGGTCGATAGAATATTTCTCGGCAATAAATTTAATCCAATTTTCAAGAGCTTTTAATTGTGTTTCAGAGTAGTTGTGCCAGTATTGGAACCCTCTAAATGGTTTTGCTAATTTAATAATTTGACTTTCGGCAGCTGGAGTTCCAACATAAGTCTTACCGTTTACAATCTGTCCCATAGAACAAACTTCAATACCAATTGAATTTCTGTGCATTACAGAATTTCCGGTTCCAGTATGCCAACCATATCCTCCGTCTGGAAAACACTGAACTAATTCACCATCAAATTTTGATGATTTACCATCAACTGATTGTCCACCTAAAATATATTCTGTTGCAACATTACCACGGTTGTCTCTAGCCCACATATCTGCAACTTGATATGGGTTTGGTCCACCGGCTGTATGGTGTAAAAAAATCCAATCCTTTGGAACTGGTCCTTTAAAATAAGTTCCTTCTGGCATATAGTATTTTTTAATACTCAATGCGTTTACAACTTCAATGTTTTCAGCATTATCTGTATTTAAAATACCCATTGCTGCCCACGTATTTTTACCAACAATACCATCTGCTGATAATCCGTGAGTTTTTTGCCAGTTCTTAACTGCCGTTTCAGTTTTTGGTCCAAAATCACCATCAACGGTAATTTTAAGAAATTCTTGTAAAGTTTTAACTGATTCACCTTTACTTCCTAGTTTTAATACTTGCATAATTTATATTTTTCTTGTTTATTTTTATAAATATTAACTAATTATCCTTATTTCACTTTCCGTTTCAATAACGACTCTTGCACCACAACTTAATAATGGTTTCTTATCTCCACTACCACAATACTTTATTTTACTTGGTCCAAGTATCTCAACTTCATTACAATAGGTATTTGTTTTACCATCCTTAATTGTTATAACAGGAAGATCTGTGTCCTTTGTTTTATTGGACCTAATGTGGTGTTGGTTAACGTGTATTCTTTTTATCCCCACCCTCTACTTGATTGTGACATCGCGTTTATTCTTTGTTGTTCTAACCAACCTAAAAATTTAAATAGTTTTTTCATAATTAATTAATTAAGTACGTCTGCTAAGTATTGTCCGGAACCTAATTTAATTTTATATAAACTTTGTCCTTCTTGTGGTTCCATATTGTCCATCTCATCCATCCAGTTATCCCAATTTTTATCCAATAGGTCAACAAATGTATCATTATTACCTCTGTCCTTATATCTTTGAATGTATTCGTCCTTGATGTCTCTGCTTGGATAGACTAATACATAAGGTATACCTTTTTTAAGTAATGCGTCTCTTACGTCTTTATGTGACGAGACAAGGATCATATCTACTTTTGGGTCTTGGATGTTTCTTTCAATGTGTTCAATATAGTTTGCTGGAAAGTTTTTCTTATCAAACTTTGAACTATCACTATCCAATACGTTTTTATCTGTGGTGTTAAAATAAGTTGTCTTCCCTACACCTGGGAATGCTGAATATACTTTTGTTTTCATTTTATTTATTTTTTAATTGACCTATAACTTTATTTATATATCCCTCAAGAAGAAAAAGTTTTCTTCTAATACCAATATTATCCATATCAGCTAATAACCTCAAATAGTCGTTTAGTTCTTCAAGTTGTGTTTGTGGTTCAACTTCCTTTTGAATTTCAAGGTCAGGAAATGTATTTTTAAGTGCGTTTTTATGTCTATTTGATAGTTCTTTCATAATTATATTTTTTATTCATAAGGTATAATTGATACTTTATATTTTAATTTAGTCTCAATAGAAGTTAAACCCCATACAACTGATAATTCTTCTGGTTTTGCTATAATGGGTGTAACAAAATACCCTTCTACTTTATTTAAAGATTCATCAACAGTTTTAACTAAATCAACTGGTATTTTCGTTTCAATTTCTATTTTTTCAAATGATTCTGGACTGTAAAAATCTCCTTTGTAATTTTCCATAATTATACTTTTTCTTCTGTATTTTCTTTAATAAAGTTTTCTATCTCTTCTGTTGTTGCTGTTGTGATTTCTCTATTTTTGGTAAACTTTTCAATAAACTTATTTTTTAATTTTTTTGGTATAAGTTTAGTTTTCAAAGTTAATGTTTTATCTTTATCTTCACCATTAGGTTCAAGATAAAAAGCCGTATAACTATCGTGTTCTTTGGATTCACCTACTAAAAATGATGGTGATTCTCCACGACCAACTGTTTCACAAACACCTCTAAGTAATATTTTTCTTTCACCTTTTACTTTATATTCTTCTGAATTTTCCAAAACATCATCTAACAACTTATGTATATCATTTTTAAATGTTAATTCTTTATTTATTCCAGAAATATCTTGAGCCATTTCTGGATTCCAAGTTAATAAAATATGTTTTCTTGGCGTAAAATCCATCGGATCATAAATTGTTGGCCCAATTGCTGCACCATTTTTAACAGGTTTTAGTAATAAATTTGGGTCATACATTTCAGGAGATAAACTCAAATTATACAAATATACTTTACCCTTAAATTTTGTATCATCATATAATTTGAATGTCTGTGATGCGTGTGTTGCTTCTTCTATTATTTGAATTGGTAAATCCATAAAAACAATATCATCACAAAACATAAATTCTTCACATTTTAACAATTCTTCTTTTAATGGTTCTAAGTCCTTTTTTAAATATTGGTCTGTCGGATATGCCAAATTATCTGCAAATCTTTCAGTTAGTAATTCTTTTAGTTTCATAATTTAATCCCCATTTTTCACTTATTTCAGTGAATTTATCGTTTATTGTTTCTTCTTTAATTCCATTTAAAGATGAGAAATCATTCTCAAATTGTAAACCGTGTTCTTGGTTTGCGTCCGTAATTTTTTGTTTAAGAACGGAAAGTTCGTTTGAAGTATAAAATTCTGTTCCGTGATCAATAACTTTCAGTTCCACAAGGGTCTTATCATCAAAGGTTTTTATTTGGTGTCTCATAATTAATTTGATAGTGGTGCTTTAATTGGTGGGTGTGATTGATAATTTACCAACTGTAGATCGTCATCAATTAAACACCTAATAAAATGTTGTATATTATTATCAAGACCCTGTAAAAATCCATCGGTGGAAATTGGTCCAATACCACCCTCACCGGATTCGGTTGGCCACCATTCTGTGTTGATGTTTAAGGTTGGTAGTGGGTATGGTTCTCTACCAATCTGCTCCTTTGCTTGTTCAATATGATTCAGGTACAAATGTGTATCACCTAAGTTACCAACCAATTCATCTGGGATCATGTTGGTCATTTTGGCAAGTATTTCTAACAGCAATCCGTAAGATGCAATGTTGAATGGTAAACCTAAGAATGTATCCACTGAACGTTGATTCCACATTAAAGAGATTGCTCGTGTTGGAATATTTTGTTTAATTAGAGCTTCTTTAGTAGCCTCTACAATATCGTATGCTTGCGGTTTAGGATTAAGCAGTTCACATCTCTCTTCCAAACTCAACTCTCTTGTATAAACTTGAAATCCGTAATGACAAGGTGGAAGAGTCATTTGGTCTAATTCTCCAACATTCCAAGCATTAACCATTAATCGTCTTGAGTCTGGATTTGTTTTAAGATCGTTGATTAGGTTTTGGATTTGGTCTATTCCAGGAACGTTATACTCTACTAACTCGCCATATTCAACATGAGTAGGTCCACCAAAACTGCCACCATAAGAACGTTGTTGTTGGTATTTTTCTTTCTTACCACCCCAACTTCTCCATTGTGATCCATAAATTTTTCCCAAATCACCCCAATGGGTAAATTTATCATCAGTTTTAATTCTATTGATAAATTCCTCCTGTGTAAGTGGTAAATAATTATCACCTTCTTTTTTCACACTCATTTTAAGATGCCCGTGTTTTTCGTGAAAATAGTCAGGTTTTTCAAACGTAACCACGTTCAAATAATTCTTATAAGCATCACCATCCCAAATATGACAATCGTTATCAACAAGGAACTTGATGTTTGTATCACCACGAAGGAACCATAGTAATTCTGTTACGATACCTTTCCAATACATTTTTTTAGTTGTGAGTAATGGAAATCCCTCACTCATTTTATGACGGATTTGTCTACCAAAAACACTAATTGTGCCCGTCCCAGTACGATCCATTTTACGGGTTCCATTTTCTAAAATGTCCTGTAATAAATCTGTGTATTGTTTGTCTAAATTATTCATCTTTGTTTTATTTGTATATTGATGGTCTTGAATTAAGTCTTTGACTCAATAATGTTTCCTTGAAACACTTAACAAATTCTTCTTTTATGTCTTCAACAACAATATCGTTACCGTACACCATCACATCTTTCTTAACCCTATCTTTCCAGTGATAATTTGTTGGGTAGTTGTATAAAAGGAAGTTCTCCATTTCCTCCATAGTAAAGGAAAGTTCTATTTTAATTTGTTTACTCATCTTTATCTTTTAAATTTACATTAACCATATTTGGGAGTTTTCCTTTAGGGGTTATTGATATTAGTTGTTGATATTTTTCATCACCTATTATACCATCAATAGTCCATTTGGTTTTAATACCATTCTCATAAATCGGTATTGAATATGTTTCTTCACTCATCTTTGTTTTGATTTGTTATTTAATACCAATTCCCTCTCCGTCAATGTATATTAACTTTACCATTTCACCATCACCTATAATTGTTAAAGTGGGATATTCATCATCTGGAACAGGATAGGTGGGTTTTATTTCATAACGATATTCCCAACAAAGTTTATCCACTTTATCAAGAAACTCTTTCATTTTATTCGTCATCTTTATTTCAATTTACATCGTGCACATATTATATCTTTCAACATAATAAACATTACCTGATTTTGTAACCAAACTTCCAATACCTTGTTTTGTGTAGTTTTCTAATAGATATACTTCAGCATCTTCATATGTGTGATGTGGTATACGTTTATGACTACCATCTTCAATATTAAAAACCTCTTTCCATGATTTAAAGAATATCCCTTTGCGTCTTTCAATTACGAACTCAATACCTTTTTCACCACTATGGTGCATTAACTTAATTATTCTGTATACTTTCATCTTTTAAATTTTGATTTAATTTTCATCCAAACTATTTCTGGATAATTCCATAACCACCAAAAAAATATATAAATTTTTTTCATATTCTTTCTTCAATTTCTTCTGATATTACGTGCAATATAAAACCAGGTATAACTAATATTAATGGTATAATTAATAATGCAACTGATATTATTTTAATTGTCCAATATAGTATTTTCATTTTTCTAAAATTATTTTATTTACAATTAAATTTTGATTGTATAGTAAATCATATGGAATTACCTTAATCATACTAGCCATACCACTTTTTGATTTCAAAGATTTTTCATTTGTAAAACTTTTTATTTTTGATTGAAATCTTGTTATTGATGTATATGTTCCAGTTTTTAGTTTTTCAAGTTCATTTTGGTTGTAATTATTTATAAAGCCCAAGTATAGACTTGGAATGGATTTATTTAGAGTTTTATTATCATAACTTACCCAATCATAATCCTTATCTCCGGTATTATAAAAGTTTTTTACAACACTTTTTAAAGCCGTTTCAAGAGTTTCAACATTGTTAAAATCAAATTGTAATTTGAATATGTAGTTATCGTAGTCCTCTGTTATTACAACATTTTTAATTCCTTCTTGTTCTTTTAATTGTTTTCTAACTAAAATTATATTGTTTTTAATGTCAGTTTCTTTTAACATCTTCATACCATCAAGGCTATCAAGTGATAATAAAGCTTTTGCTTTAAGTTTACTTTGACTTAAATTTAATGTGTATTTAAATGTTCCGGAACCATTAAGATTTATTTGTAAATCATCTATTATCTCAACACAAGATGTTAAGAAAAAAACTAAAATAAAGTAAAAGTATTTCATATAATTATTTTTTTTTGTTTTTCCACTCATCGTAAAAATATTGAGCGGTCAAACTAATTACAAATATTAAGACAAGTGTCCATCCGACTAACAAAAACTTAACCATTATTCTTAATTTAAACCGTTATTTTTTTCTTTTTTTTGTTAATTATTTTTTTCAAAACAACAAGACATTCATCACAAAAAGGGTGATTCATCTTTAATGTTTCCATATCACATTCACAAACCAAACATTTTGGTGGATGTTTTACCAAAACTATTTTTTGTGTTTTGGATTCATCATTCCCATATTTGTTTTTTAGGTATTTAGTCCAACCTTCTTGTTTTCTTCCGTTAACAAAAAACCACCCTAGGTTTAGTTCAAACCATTTATTTATCTTCCGTATCATCTTGTTCTGTTTCTTCGTCTTCAGTTTCAATAACAACCTTTACTGGTTCTGGGAATAACATATTCATACCAATTCCCAAATTTAATTCTATTACTTTTTCCATATTTAAATTATAATTTATTTATATTATAAAAACAACTTTTTTGATTGTTTTTCTCTGTGAAATTTAATTGCAAAACGGTGAACTTCTTCTTGGATTTTACCAAATAAAGTAAAGTTCATATCATCTTTTATATTAAACTCGGATCCATCAATCTTATGAATGATTGATGACTTGTGGTTTGAATCTTTTGATATTGAAATAAGGTCAACCTGGTTTAAAATTCCAAGTTTTTCAAATACTTTTTTTGCAACACCTAATTGACCTTTACCACCATCAATAATTACAAGATCCGGAAGTTTTTGTTTTTCATCAATCAATCTTTTGAATCTACGGTTTAACACCTCATCAAATGATTGGTAGTCATCAACCCCAGTAAAACTTCTAATGATATATTTACGGTACTCTGATTTATCCGGAGTTTCATTTTTAAATCTAACTGATGCTGCAACATTTGAATCACCCTGGTTGTGTGAGTTATCAAACGCTTCAATTGATGCCGGAATGTTTTTAAGACCCAGAATGTTTTTAATATCAAAAGCTTTTTTGTTATATTTCTGTAATCTTATAACATTCAACTTACTATCAATACTTTCCAAACTTGTAAGTTTTGATAATAAGTCTTGTGCTTTTTCAAACTCCATATTGTCTGAATGATACTTCATAGACTTCTTCAACTTTGTTTTAAGACTGGAAATATCAAGTGATAGAACTTTTTTCACATCACGAATAATCTCATTGTAATAAAACTTTTTGATGTTATTTACGCAAGGAGCATTACATCTTCCCAAGTGAAATTCCAAACAAGTCTTGAACTTTTCTTTTGTGATATTTTCTTCCGTTAAATCATAAGAACAACTACGAAGTTCAAAGACATCGTGAATAAGATTATAGATCTCACGACATAACATTCCGGAAGTAAAATCAAGTGATAACCTATCGTCTTGTTTGTCTCTAACAATCTCTAGTTTTGGAAAATCTTCATCTGTAAAACACAAAGACCATTTTCTTGTCTTATCATCCTTTCCTTTGATGTTGAACTTTGGTTTGTATAACTTGATTAGTTCTTCTTCTAGGATGATTGCTTCTTGTTCTGATGATGTAATCTTGAACTCAACATCAACAATGTTTTCAACAAGGGTTTTTGTTTTACCAGTATGATTTTTTTGGAAATAAGATGAAACCCTTTTTGGTAAAAACTTGGACATACCAACATAGATGATTTGTTCTTTGTCGTTTTTGAACAAATAACATCCTGGATTTTTTGGTATGTCTTTAAGTTTATCGGAAATCATACCACAAAGATACTAAAAAATATCTTCCAAAGTATCTGTATCACAAAATATTGTTCCACAATTTTTACAGGCCATAATTTCAAATGGTTTGACTTTGTATGTATCAGTTCTTCTCATTGTTTCAAATACTACTTTACCTGTGTATTGACAATTTGGACATTCAATAGTTTCTGTTCTTGAGATTTCTTCAGATTGTTCTTCATTTAAGTTTTCTTGTTCTTCTGGTGTGTTTAATTCTTCCATTTTTTATTTTTATTTTAGTTTATTAAAACATTAAACCGACTAGTAAACCAATACCAAATCCGGCTAACATTAAAAGACCTGCTAGAGCTATAATATATTTTTTGAGTTTACCAAACTGAAAAATGTCAGTTGGTTTTGGAGCTAGGTTTTTATAAGCGTTTGGTTGTAGGCTCTTCATCATCTCATTGAGATTCTTCATCATGTTTGGGTCAAACATATTTTTATTCATATCAATTATTTATTACAATGTTATTTTGTATTAGATCTCTTCTTTTAAAATCTATTTTGGTTTTTAAGTCAACAATAAACGGTAAAGATAACATACCATCATAATCTTCTTTTTTCATTTGATTTTTAAAATTTTCAATCAACTTTTCACAAGTTACTAATTGATCCCATGTGTTGGAAGATTTAATAATATTTTCAATCCACTTTTTAATTTGATATTTTTCTGTCATTTTTTATTATTTTATAATTGTTCAACTTTAACCATGCTAAAAAATCAAGTGCGGTCCATTTGTCTGGATCCAGTTCGCCTAATGGACCATCTCCGAACTGATCAATAAAACCTTGTAAATAATCTTGTTCAATTTCAAATCCACCTTCCTCACTTTTAACGATTTTAGTCCTAACCATTTCAATAGCGCAGGTTTCACATTGTGTGGCTCTTTTATCTCCGTGAAATTGTTCTTTACAGGTTACGCATTTACACATATAGTCACCAGGTGCAAAACCACCGATTGGGTATTTTATTTCTTCCATTATTATTTTAATAATTCTCTTCTTTTATTATTTAGTATGGTTTCAAGTGGCCAAATAACATCGTATTGATATGTATTCCAATATTTATCTGGAGTATTTTTCATCAATTGTTTTCTAAAGTTTCTAATTAATCTCTTAGCGGTAAATGTTTGTTCTATTGTTTCACAAGAATCAATTATCTTTTCAATCCATTTTGATACGTCTCCGTAGTGTGTGCTTCTATTTTCCATTTTATAGTTTTTTTAGGATTAAACATCCATTTGAATCTAATTTTGGTTTATCACCAGGTATACAAACACCTTTCTTGTTTATACCATCACAATTAGGATCCAGACATTCCATATCAATCTCAACTTCAATTTCTGTTGGTTGATATAACTTCATTGCTTCGTTGATACATTCTTTAGCAAATGCTTCAGTGAATGAATCTATATCTCCATCAAATCCGTTTCTAACTTGTTTATATACAACATCAATAACTCCAAATATCTCATCGCAGTTTTGTTTGGATAGTTTGTCATTGTCTGTAGCATACATTATATTGTTTACTAACAAGACATACCCATTGTCTACTTTATTTAGTTTTCCTTTCATAGGTCAAAGATACAAAACTTTTTTTAAAAAAACAAATCCCACCGATAAAGATGGGATTTAATATTTTGAAACCCTGTCGTTTATTTTTATTTATTTTTTAGAAGTTCAATTAGTTCTTCTTTTGAAAGTTTACTTAATTTTATTCATTGGAAAGCATTAATAAATCTTCCGGCAACTATCTCAAAGTTTTCTTTATCCTTTGGGTAATATTCATTAGCGGCAGCTTCTAATGCTGCTTTCACGTGCATTTTAGCAAATTCAACCATAAGAATTTCAATACTATTTCCTGGATTACCTTTATGGTTTTTGTGTAAAAAGTTTTGTATAAAATCTTCTGCTGTTGGTGTTTTTTCCGATTTATTAGAAATATTCTCATCAACTTCTTCTGGTTGTTCTTCAATTACTCGTTTAACAATTCTTGTTAAATCAGTTTCGGTAAGTTTTATTATTTTTTTCATATTGATAAATATTATAATTTTTTAAATTATAGGCCTCATCCAACTCGGAAGTTGTACATCCAAATTGGTTGTAGTTGTGATTCCACTTAAATTGTAGACCTCACCCAACCATTCCTTTATAAGTTGTTGTGTTTCAGTAAGGTTAAGACCGAAATCACCTCGTAAAACTAACCAAATTTTATCATAGTCTAGGTAAACGACCTCTTTTTTTCGATTGTAAACCATTAGATTATCACCTTTTTTATAACGAAATAATATCAAATCTGAATGTTCCTCACTCTGAACAACATCTAAATCATTAAATAAATTAAAAAAATCTATCGGTGTTTTAATTCCGGATAATTTTTTTAGATTCTCGGATCCGTTAACAACTTTTGCTGTTTGTTCCCACCCCAATTTTTTAACCAGTTTCTGGAGTTTTCCTTGGATTGATGATTGTTGATTTTCCGTAATTAAGATTTTCATAATTATAAATATTTTATAAAATAAAAAACCCCAACTTTTTGTGTTGGGGTTCTATATTTTAGTGTTGTATGAAAATTATTATTTAATGTTCAAAAATGTTCCTGATCCACCTGCAACTGTTGTTGGCAAGACCCCATTCCAACTTTGAGCCTTCAAATATTCAACATAAAGAGGTGTAATTTCTTTTTGTTTTAATTTCATTGCAAGAGCCAAGGCCTGAGCGTCAATTATAACTTTAGCGGAGTCTCCACGGGCAATCGCAATTTTTTCTTGAGCTTCAGCTTCAGCAACCAGTTTACGTTGTGTCGCCGCCTGTGCTTCCTGAACCGCCTTTGTTTTACCTTCAATTGCCTTTTGAAGAGACTCTGGCGGTGTGATATTAGTTCTTAGTTGTGATACTTCAAACCATTTAGATAATCTTTTATTACACTCAGCAACAATTGCAGCTTCAAATTCTTCTCGTTTATTAAAGATTGCATCAACCTCCCACTTATTTGCCACATCATTTACTGAAGAAACAATCGCATTCATTAACCATCCTTGTTCAATTTGTTTTATATCTAAACGTAAGTTCTCAAACATATTACCAATTGCTGTTGGTTTTAATGAATAGTTAAAACTTGGTTTAATTGTTGCTGCAAATCCACCCTTTGTAATTACAGTTTGATCTTTGTATTCAATATGTTGTTGGTATGTTGGAAACTCTAACATCTGTTCTGTCCAGGTGTTATACATTACCCAACCAGTTTTATATTCATAACTTGACACCCCTCTTTTGTCTCCAGTTAAATTAACTTTGATTCCAACGTGTCCTGCATCAACTCTTTCAAGGGCAAATGGTTGGATGCTAGAGATTATAATACCTAAGACAAAAATACCAATCGGTTTAATCAACCACATCGTATTAAACTTCTGTTTTTCATCACCCCATCTGTCCGGTCCTGTTACATACATTCGGTCTCTTGTTGTAAATACCACAAATCCGGCAATTACCAATCCTAAAATAAAAATTAAAGTACTAATCATTTTTTTCTTCTTTTTTGTTAAATAATTTTATTGTTTCGTTTATTACATACATAAGGACCCCAACCAACCCAACGAAACTTAACAGTTGGAGGAACCCGTTTACTTCTCTGCTGACGATGTATTCGCCAAACATTGTTCCGATTGCGATGAAGCCTAACCACATCAGAAACACTTTAAAAAACTTCATTTTATTTTTCATATTTTAATCATTTATAAAGACACAATTCTTAAACTCATAAACTTGTCCGGATCTTGAAGATATTACATCCAATTCAATACTATATCCGATAATGTTTAATTTTTCCGCTTTAAAGTCTTTACCTTTTTTTGGTACTTTAAACTTTAATGGTTTATCAAATACAATCCCTTGTCTATATGATATTCTTTTAACAGTATCAGTCCAGGTTGATAATCCATACTTTCCATTATACCTAAACTTTCTACCAACAAATCTTGGGATATCAAAACTTTCATCTTCAACATCTTTAGATAATGGATTCTTTTCTCCTGTCAGTTCTTCATAATATGGATTAAGTTCTCCGGTGTATGGGTCGTGCGTTGGTATTTTTTTCATCTTATTGATTATATAACTTATATAAACTTTCCGCAACTAATTTCAATCTTTTCTCAAGTTCATTAACTTTTTTCTTGTCTTCATCAGATAATTCAAAATTCTTTTGTTTAATTTCTGAAATTTCATTGATGATGTTTGTGTGCATTGTCATCAACTTTCCTTGTAGTTCTCTTTTGTCTTGTGTCATATTTTATTTTTTTACAATAGCTTTTGTAAGCTGGTTTATTAGTGCTTGAACTTCTCCAAAATTATGAAACCTAATTTGTGGGTCCGTGTTGAAAACCTCAACATACCATTTTTCATCTTTTATTTCCTCATTTGTTGGTGTAATAAATGTTAGACCATCCACAATATCAAGAACATAATAATATGAATCGTCTTCATCGTGTTCTTTAATTTCTTCACTTTTAAAACCTAAAAGTATTAACTCTCTTTCTGTCATATTATTTAGTTTCAACAATGTTATAAGTTCCTTCGATTACACCCCAAGATGATTCTTCCTGGAATTGGTATGTTTGCACAACATCATTTGAGTCCATCGGTCTTGTTAAATACCAAATCTGGGTTTCTTTCCAGGTTACTGTAACTAGTTTACGACCCTTTGGTAGGTTAATTGTTCCTTCACCACCCCAAGCTTTAACTCTTGCATTTTCCGTACAAGATGTTACCATAAAACCCATCATAATCGCTAAAAATACTTTTTTCATTTTAATAATTTTACTTTTTTAATTTTACCTTCTTTATTTGTTTTATATATAATTCTAGCAGTATCAACAACCAAGAAATATTCATTATCAATATTCAAACAATTCCATTCACAAGTTTCGTGATAATATAGATGTACATGTATTTTATCCAATTTTTTACATCTTAAATATGTAACATCTTTATATTGCCAGTTTGAACAACTTGTAATAAGAATAATAATAAAGATATATAATATATTTTTCATAGTCAAATTTCTCTTGAGGTTAATTCATTTAATGTTGCTTCAACAATATTCATATATTTTTCTTGTTTTTTTCTATGATAAAGATATAATAAAAAACAAATTGGGTATATGATTAAAAAACTAATAACACTAACAAAACTAAATATTAATAAAATTGACTGTACAATTGAAACAACTGTTAAAACTACCGTTGAGTAAAGGTGTCTATCAGCAATTTTTAAATTTTTCCAAGCTAAATCTAAAAGCTCACGATCAGTTAACTCTTTCATTCTAATTCTTTTGATTTTACAAGTTGATGTTTCATTTGAAATTTTTTTAAAATCGTTACAAGTTCAGAGATATTGTCAAATGCCCATCTTTCTGTTTCAATAATGAAAAAATCGCCCCCACCACCATTTTGTGTTTTGATTTTTAAAAATTGACCATCGCCAGAATCACAACAATCTGAATCTTGTGTAAAAGTCATTTCAAATTCTTGGGATAATAAATATGTTTTTCTATCTTCCATTTTTATTTTTTAATAAAGATAGATATTTTTTTTTGATTATACAAGTTTTACTATTATTTTTCCTGGATTTAAAAAATCTTCTTGATATACCATATTATAATCATCAACACATTCTTTAACAATTCTTTTCATTTGTTCGCTAATACCGGTTATAATTGAAACTTCTTTTTGTTTCTTTTGCATATTTTCCCAAAGAAACTGGTCAAGTAAAACTTTAACGTCTGAATGTTTAATTCCGTGAAGATCCAACTGTTTCATATGTCACAATTTTGTTTGTGAAAATATTTGATTCAACATCGTGTTTTCCAAGGTTATAAGTAGTGTATGTCCCATCTAAATTATTAATTCTTAACATTAAAAAACCTAAATCTGAAACATACACATTTTCAACCTCACCAGTTCCTTTTGGTGTTAAAATCTTAACTTTGTTCATCTTTTTTACCTTTTTTATAGTTTGACTGTAGTTGTACAAAAATAGCAACAACCGCAAATGTAACACCCACTACAATTACCATTGCTTCTAAATCTTTCATTTTTTAAATATTATATGTTATCACACCATTTTCTTCATTAACTTCTAAAACACCATCACCTTCTAGTAAAGTATCAATTTGGTTTTGATTTAAGGTTACTTTTTCTGGTGTCATAAAAATCTTATAAGCTTGTGTTAGTGTTAGTTTTGAATCTGTTACTAGATTAAGAATTTGTTCGGTATTACACTCGATTAAACTTGGGTACTGACCACCAACTGTTACTATTGCCTTATCACCCAATTCTGGTAAATCTAAAGATACAAGATATGGTTGTTCATTAACCATAAATAATTTAACTCTCTTTGTCATTTTCTTTTTTTATATATACATATTTATGATTGTAGTTTCCACACTGATTACAGGAAGTTCCTTCATCAGATTCATCAACTTTATATTCGTATTCACCAGACAATTGGGTAACAATTTCAGCAATTGTAGTCCAATCATTCATTCCCATACCACCTTTTAATTCGTGTAGTTTTGAAATCAGTTTATCCTGTAGTTCCTCAATTAACTTTGGATTTCTGTTATCATATTCGTGAATAAATAATGATTCGTTGTCAATTTGAACATCTGGACCAAAACAATTTTCACTTAATACAATTTTTTTCATAATCTTAAATCGTTTTTAGCGTTCATAGTTATAATATAATCCATTAAGTTACGAACTAAAGAATCTGCATCAACTTTTTCATATAATTCCGGATATCTGTCTTGAAGTAACTTATTTTCTTCGTATTCTTTACAGCTTGTGAGTATATCAGACAACATTGATTTTAACATATGTTCTTTATCGTAGTTGTCTTCAATCTTCTTTTCAAAAACATTACCTTCAAGTTCGCGACAATATTCAATAAGTTCATCAACGGGAGCAAAATCCATTAAATATTCTTCACCTTTAAACAGTTGTTTTATATTTTTCATTCCAAAAATTTTAATATTTTTTCTTTAATTCCTGATTGTTTTATTCCCTCAAGATTAGGTCGTTTACAGTGAACAAAGTTTTCAAGTCCCCAACCATCTCGTTTTGACATATCAAGATCATCAACAGCAACCCAATGTGTTACTTCAGGATGTTCTTTTAACCAATTTAATATTTCAATATGTCGTTCATATTCTGTTTTATTAAAGTGTGGTAAAACAAAATCATCAGGTAATTTACCTTCACGAAATAGAACACTACAAAATGGTGTTATGTCAATTGGTGGTTTAATTCCACGAGTAATAAACATTTCTTTTATTTGTTCTAAAGTTCCGTGTTTTTTCCAATCAGATGAAATAACTAATTCACAACCGGTTTCTTCTATGATTTTATTTAATACTTTAACAGCCTTCTCATTAAAACTATCCATTCGTATGTCCATAGGTGTTTCAGGATTTGAGTCGAATCCTTTTTTCTTATAACGTCCACCCCATTCAGAAGAAAGACAAATAACTCCGTCGTGATCTAAAAATAAAACTTTCATAGACACAAAGGTAATAAAATAAAATTGAACTTACAAATTAATATATGTTAAACTTGATTGGTATATTTAATCTTGATCTAACATTTGTTTTATTGATTCTACCAGGGACCCATTTAGGTGAGTTTTTAATGACTCTTTTTGCCTCTCTATCAACTTCAAAACTAACACCTTTTGTTACCTTTACATCACCAATACTACCATCAGTTTCAACTATGAATACAACATAAACAGTTCCTTGATCATTGTTTTCAATTGCAATCTCAGGGTATTTTAATTCACTCAAAAGATATTTTTTCCAAGCTTCGTAACCCCCAGGAAATTCGGCTTCAATATCAGGAAAATCTTCAACCTTATCAGGAACAACAACAGGAACGGGATCTACATTAACAATAACCGTAGTATCCCCTTTTGGTAAACCAAGATCCACAAACGGATTGTCTTCAATAACATCGGTTGTGTTGTTATTTGTGTTAATGTCGTTATTTAAATCAATGGTCTCATCTTTTTGTGTTGATTGTTGTTGGACCTGTGGTTGTTCTTTTGGTGGTTCTACTATTGGTGGTTTCTCGGTTGCATCAACCAATAGGCTTGTGTTCTCTAATGCAAATCTTTTAAATTTTTCTTTAATAGGTTCTGTTTTTCCATATGAAAATGCCGCTAAAACAACACCACTAATAAAACAAAAACCAACCATAAAATTACTAAATCTTTTTTCTTCTAAATTGTGATTACTTTTCTTTTCCATAACGTTTTTTTTTCGTTATGGATTACAAATGTGGTACCAAAATTAGTTTAAAGCAACAACATCAATACAATCAATTTCATATTTTTCTAATATCCACTTTTTAACATATTCAAATGTTTCATTGTATTCTGTTTTAAAAATTTTTAATATTGGTTCAGTAACATAATTACGATTAAATGTTATTATATCATGTTTTATTTCATACAAAAAAATTTTTTTATTCGTATCTGGATGTTGTAAAGAAATATATTGTCCAGATTTATGGTCTGATTTTACAAGATTACCAAATCTCATATTCATAAATTTTTCAACTAAAACTTTTTTATTCTCATCCATATATTATAAAAATATTATTAATTTTATTTTTTTAAATAAAAAACCCCCAATATTTCTACTGGGGGTGTATGGTGAGTAAATATATTTAGAAAATCAAATTAAAGAATTAGAGTTTTGAATATTGACAGAAACTATTTTTGAATTTTTAAATTTTGAAATTTGAGGACATTATCAATATCAAGTATCCTAGGTCCAAGAATTTGTAGTTAAGTTAATTTAAGTTCTAATATTCTACCCAACCAAATTATTCAATAGTTGTTGTTGCATTAAACTGGTCCAACTCATCTTGAATTTGTTCTATTCTTGTTTCTAAAAATTTAACTTCATTATCTCTTTCTTGGACGGAAATTTCGCTTGTCTTTATTATTTGAGTATCACTTCTTCTTGAATAAAAATCCTCAGCAATACCATTTGTACAATCTAAACTTCTTAATCCTTGAGCTAAAGATTTTAATTCAGATAAAAGAAAAATTTTATCGTATACCGGAACATTTGCTCTATGAATCTTTGTTTTTAAAACGGTTAATTCATTTATTTTAGCATATATTGCGGTCAAAGTTTCCTTTGATGAATAATTTCTCTCATTACCCTCAATGATTGAGTTGTTCGTATGTAATCTAGTGTTTAGTTCTTTTAATTCCTGAACTAATTTGTTTTTTTGTTTTAATGCTTGTCTTATTGTCATAATTATTTGTTTTGTGTTGAAATTATAATTTATTTATTTTTAATAGTCAACATCTTCTGTTAAACATATTTCAGTTTTTGCTAATTCACTATAAACCCAAATATCCCAACCTAACCCACCAGTTGATTTGAAAGTATATTCAAAGTTACCATACATACCATAAACACCTTTAATATGTTTTTTCCAATTATCTAACTTTTCAACCTCGTTAGAGTGAATAGTAAATGTCATTGGTTTAAATTTCTCATCTGTTTCTGTTTTTTCTTGGTATTTTTTTGCAGATTCTTCACTTGTAAAATATGATAAATCCATAACTCTTTCTTTCATTTTTGAAAGTCTTTCGTTTTCTTTTTCGACAATTCGTTCTTCAAACTTACTCATAATATGTTTTATTTAAATTCAATCACTTTAGCAGACCAGGGATCAAAAAAATTATCCACTTCACATTTTAGTACTTTATGTGTCTGTGCATTATAATAAAAGTCACCATTATTAATTTTTTCTTTTTCTTTTATGAGGTATTTTTTACCTTCATCTTCAATCATAAGTTTTTCATCTCTATGTTCATCACAAAGTGTATGTATCCATTTTTTTATTCTATGTTGTTCTCCAGGTTCACCACAAACTTCACAAACAGAAAACGTTTCTCTTTCAGCATCCACAATAAAATTAAATCCGTTTTCCGGTATGTTATCAATAAAAATACTCATACCACCAAACTTTTCTTTAACATTAACAAATTTTTTATCCCATCCAAGTTTAATTAAAACTTCAAAAAGTCTCTGGATTATTCCCAACCATCCGTTACCAACACCAAAATACCTTCTTTCCAATATTGGTCCCAAGTGTGGTTTGTGTTGTATGGTAACACCACCAATATTTTTTAAAAAATTTTCAAACTCCTGGTCTGTTCTATGATTATCATTCATCCTTATTCCCATTTTTTCTTTCTTTTCTTACAATTGCAATGGCATTTGATAATGTCTCATAACTATCCCAGAATCCACCTCTATCATCAAGGAATATGTTAGCATATAACTTACCATTTACACCATATGGTTTATCCCATTCAGGGTGCATCTCATTGACACCGTGGACCTCAATACCTAAACTTTCAACTTGTTCTTTTGCTCGTTCTAACTGGTGGTAAGCTCTTGCGGTGTTTATTAAAAATATAATACCTTCTTTTTGACATTCCAAAATTAAATCAACCATTTTTTTACAGTTGTTTTTAATTTCTTCGTTGTAAGGT